GCGACCTTCGCGGCCCAGCACGGCAAGACGCCGGCGCTCGCGATGAAGTATCAGAGCGTGAGCTCCGAGGCCGTCGACCGCGCGGCGCACTTCTGCCGCGAATACGAAACGATCAAGGGCCACGGGATGCGAGCCTCGCGAGAGAGCTACGTCGCGACCCAACTCAAGCGCGAGGGCATCGTCCTCGAGGAGGCCGTCGCGTAACGCGAGGGCCTCCAATCCACACGAGACACCGAACCACGCCCACCAGTAGGAGCCGAGAATCATGGCCGATAGAACCGTCAACAAACTCTACGACACGAGCCGCATGGACCGGCTACCGGTCCCGATCATCAACGCCGGCTCGCTTCCGATCGGCACGCTCGTCCAGAACGCGAGCGGCTTCGCCGATCACTACGACGGCACGAGTAACCTCCTCGGCATCGTAGTCGGCGGCGAGAACGTCGACGCGAACGGCGTCCCGACCGGCGACACCTCGCTCACGCCCGACCCGATGGTCTACGTCGACGCCTCCGGCCCGGTGCTCAAGAGCATCCCCGTCGCGAGCTCGACGGTCGTCGGCGCCTACGTCTACTGCAACGACTCCGACCTCGACAACGCGACCATCACGCAACCGACCACCGACCACCCGATCGGCGTAATCGTCGGATGGCGCTCGGCGTCCGACGTCGACGTCCGACTCTTCACCCTCGTCGAGCATATGCTCGGCACCGACGCGGCCGCGACGCCCGGCACTTCCTGGGTCTAGCGCCGAGCTCGACACCGAACCGAACCACGACGAACAAGATCACCGGAGTCTAAATCATGAGAGCCATTGCTTCCCAGGTCCTAGCCAACGGACTCCGCACGGAGTTCTGGGACACCTACGCCGCGGTCGCCAACCGCGTCGCCGACTCCCGCCTTGCGTCCGTAATGGATCTCTCGGTCGGAGCCACCAACCGCGAGCACACCTTCGCATACTTCGAGAGTGCGCCGCACTTCAAGCTCTGGCCTCGAGGCGGCGAGATCGTCTCGAAGGGCATGGACTCGGTCGCCTTCTCGGCGCAGGTCTACGAGTGGGGCCGCCGGATCCCTTGGCTCAAGTGGGACAAGGACGACGACCAGACGAGCTCGCTCATGAACGTCGCGCGCCAGGCTGGGCAAAGCGCGGCGCTCCTTCCCGAGCAATTCTTCTTCGACCTCATCACCAACTCGGCCGGCACGCTCCCCGCGATCCCGACCGCACCAGACGGCGCGGCAATGTTCGCGACCACGGCCGGCGGCGCCGCGCGCTTCGGCGCGACCAACGGCAACCTCCTCTCCGGTGGCGGCACGACCGCGGCGCAGATCCTCACGGACTTCTACGATTGCATCGTCCAGTTCAAGAAGTTCCAAGACACCGAAGGGCAACCGCTCCTCATGGACTCGGTCCTCGAGTCTGGCTTCATCATCGTCCACCCGGTCGAGCTCACCGAGAGCATGGAGCAAGCCTTCTTGCAGAAGCAGCAACTCGGCGACGCGACCGCCGGCGGCTCGCAAAGCAACCTCGTCGCCGACTCCGCGAAGCGCGTCACCCTTTGGGGATCGCCGCGGCTCACCGACGTCGACGACTGGTATATCTTCCTGGCGAACCCGCCCAAGGAGCAGACCTTCTACCTCGACCGCGAAGGCGTGCAAGAGGAGACGGCGCTCATGGAAGACAACAACTCGGACCACGTCCGCTCGACCGCCGAGGAAAGTATCCAATGGTGGAACCGCGCCGGCGCCGGGATCTCGCTCCCATACGGAGCCATCAAGACGACCAACTAGGCCGACGCCCGCGCGGCCCAGCGTGCTACGATCACGGCCGCGAGCTCCACGAGCTCGCGGCCGTTTCCAATTCCCTTAGACCCTTGTGCCGGCCCAACAACCGGAAGGACAAACTACCATGAGTAAGAACACGCACCACGTCGACGCCGACGCTCTCCGCCCCGACTTCGACAGCCACGAGGGCCTGGCCGTCGCCGAGGACTACCCCTTCTGGCTCGGCTTGACGGCCGATTGCCCCGTCAATCAAATCGACGTCGCCGGCCTCCACTTCCCGAAGGCCGAGGAGTCTATCGTCATCAACAACGAGGGGAAGCAAGTGCGCGTCCCCGTGCTCGGCGCTCTCAACTACCAGGTCACGCGCGAGCACTTCGACGCGCTCGTCGCGACCCTCCCTCGCCTGGTCATCCGCTTCACGGACAAGGAGCCGGAGGTCGACAACGACGGCTCCGGTGTCAACATCGGCGACCCGATCAAGCGAGCTCGCAAGGGCTACCTCATCAAGATCCCGACGAAGAAGACGATCGCCGACGCGGCCGAGAGCGGGCAACGCAAGAAGCCCTACATCCGCAAGCCTGGCGACCGGCCGGCTATGGACTTCATGTATTTCCAGCACGTCGCCGACAAGCAACGCGCCAACAACTACCAGACGATCGCCGACGCCGGCCTTGAGTGGCCGGAAGAGCTCGAGCAAATCGACGACCTTCTCAGCTAGGAGCTTAGACAATGAGTGGCACGCCAACCGAGGCCGAGATCCAGACCCAATGGAAGAACGCCGTCGACATCCTCGAGGACCTTCGCGCCTTCATCGACGGCACCCTCGCCGGCGGCGGCGGCCTCTTCGACGTGCTCATCCAGACGCTCGAGGGCGAATACACGCCGGCCGAGTTTACGAACCTGGTCAACTCCTGGCGCGCGACGCTCTCCTCGACGATCGACTCCGGCACCGCGCTCCGCATCATGGAGCCGATCCTCTTCGAGTATGGCAAGATCCTCGCCGCCTCGGCCGGTGACGGCTTCGGCTCCGGCGCGCGCAACTCGGCCGAGCTCTTCTCGGCGCTCTACGAGTGGCTCCACGACGGGGGCGATACGATCGCCTACCGCAACATCACCTATACGGCGATGGCGGCCGATGGCAGCAACGTCGGCAATGCGGTCGTCTCGAGGCTCACCGTCGACCGGAACGGCTACCCGCTCGAGGCGTGCCACGTAGAGAAGAAGATGATCCGGTGCCTCGCCGACGCCAACACCGGTGTCAACCAGTGGGCGGAGAGCTTCGAGATCCAAGGCGAGGCCGCCAACTTCGACGCGGTCCTCCGCGGCAACTTCGGCTCCGGCGACGGCGCGCGCACGATCCTCCGAGCTCGTCACGCCGGGAGCGGAGCCGGTGGCTCGCTTCTACAGAATTCGAGTTTCTCCGACTTCGCGACCGCGGCGACCGCGCAGAAGTTCGACGGATGGACCGAGACCTTCGGCGGCGCGGCCGTGCTCGCGGACGTCACGCAGGACACAACCAACTACTACCGCTCGCACCCGAACGCGAGCACCAACGCGAGCCTCAAGCTCTCGATGGATTCCGCCGCCGACACGATCACGCTCAAGCAGACGATCGCCGATATGCGGATCTCGCGGCTCGATCCCAACACGCCCTACTTCCTCCGGCTCATGTGGAACCGGTCGATCGGCACCGGCACGGTCGGCGACCTCACGGTCAAGCTCGGCGGCAATACGGCCGTCTCGGTGACGCTCGCCGCCCAGAGCGGTTGGCAAGAGCTCGTCATCCCCTTCGACTCGACTTGTTGGCTCAAGGGCTTCAACGAGGACCCCTTCGACATCGAAATCGCTTGGGCCGGTGGGACCTCCGGCTTCCTCCTCATCGACGACGTCATCTTCGCGCCTTGGGACCTGGTCGACGGCACCTACTGGAACATCCGCCAGAACAACGCGAGCCCGGTCGCTCCGCTCGTCGACGACTTCTACGTCGCCGCCGACACCGGCGGCGCGCCTGGCACCGGCAAGCTACAATACTGGTGCTTCGTCTCTGGCCTCGGCTACCTCCCCGCGGGAGGAGCTCCAACCATCTCGGACCCGTAGACCATGACCGACGCCACCGATCTCTGGGATTCCGTAGTCGCCAACTACCCGAGCGAGGGGATCCTCTCGCTCTCACGTCCTCGCCAAAACGAGGAGAACACGGTCGACACGGCCTACGGCGTCACGGCCGCGCAAGAGGCGATAGACTCCTTCCCGCTCTTCGCCCAGATCGTCTACGACGCGGCCGACGCGCAGCACGTCCTAGTAGGCCGGCGCGCGGTCATCGCGATCCTCTACGAGCGCGGCGGCACGAGCTCCGAGATCGCCAAGGTCGAGTGGGACGAGGTCTTCGGCGACGGCGGCCTCATGGAGAAGCTACAACGCACGGGAGCCCGCGGCCGCACAACCGGCGCGACCAACTCCGGCGTCAGGCAACGCACCGAGCTCACCAGCGACGGCAAGCGCGTCCGCGGATGGAGCGACCCCGACGCACTACCAGGCGGCCGCCGCTACCTTCCCCGCAGAATCATCGCAGAGGACTAGACAACCGTGACACGCGCGACCTTCAAAAAGGGAGCCAAGCTCTCGAGATGGGAGCGCAACTTCGAGAACCCGCGCAACGCCCTCAAGCAGATCGGCGCGCTCATGGTCGCGGAATCGCAACGCGCCTTCAAGGAGCAGAAGCACGGCCGCAAGAAGTGGGACGGCCGCGCACCGGTCAACGTCTACGGCATCCTCGCCGACTTCGCCGCCGGCAAGAAGAAGCCGCCCGAGCGGCGCTTCGAGAGCCGGCCCGCGCTCCGCGACACCGGTCGCCTCTCGGCCTCTATCGCCTTCAAGGTCTACGGCCGCACGAGCGTCTCGGTCGGCACCAACCTCCCCTACGCGGCCGTCCTCAACTTCGGCGGCCCGATCGAGAGCGTCCCGATCACAAGCGGCTTGCAAAGGGCGCTCGGCAAGTGGCTCAAGAAGCAGAGCGACAAGCTCCGCGACCGGCTCGGCTTCCTCATGAATCCGGCCTTTGAGGGCGAGACCCTCAAGGGCGAGGTCGAGGCCAGGCGCTTCGTCGGCATCACCAAGCAAACGATCGAGGACGTCCGCGAGGTCGTCCGCGTCGAGATCATGGAGATCAAATAATGCTACCGAGCTCGAGCTCAGTCCTCCGCGCGCCTGGCTACGTCATCGCCAACCCGAGCGACCTCTCCGACCCCGGCGGCGACCGCACCTACGGCACCGGTGTCCTTCTGGGCAAGACCCGCGCGGTCGCGCTCGTCCCGCTCGGCGAGGCCTACCGCGTCGAGTGCGAGGGCCTCGGCGAGTTCTCCGACGTCCTCGAGGGCAACAACCGCTACCTCGTCAACCTCTTCCTCCGCGGCCACGACAAGGACGCATTCCAACAACTCATGAGCGGCGGCTACATCGAGGGCGCGACCACCGGCCAACCGCTCTGGGAAGAGCCAGGCACGCAGACGCCAGGCCAGAGCGCGATAGCGCGCGCCAAGGTCCTCCTCTTCGCGCCCGAGGACACGATCCACGCGCCGGCCCTCCTCATCCGCCGAGGGATCCCCGACTTCGCCGACGGCGCCGAGGTCGCCTTCCAGCGCGGCGAGGAGTTCGGCCTCGAGCTCTCGATCGAGTGCCTCCGCAACGCCGCCGGCAAGATCCTCTCCCTTGGTATGCTCGAGGACATCACGCTATGAGAAACCCCTTCCGACGCCGCCCGCCCGAGCTCGCCCTTGACGAGGCCGCCTTCGACCGGTGGATCCGCGCCCAGCGCCCGCCCTTCGAGCTCTTCCTCTCCTGGCCCGAGGAGGTCCAAGAGGCCCTCGCCCAGCGCGGCGACGCCTACCTCGAGGACGCGGCGACCCTCATCGGCTACGCCGTCCTCGACCCGGAGCGGACCCGCCTCGGGATCGCGGCCGCGGACGGCGACGAGGACGCCGAGGCCGACCTCACGCTCCTCAACGCCAAGACCCTCGCGGCCGCGATGTCCCGCGTCGCCCAGGATGCCCCACAAGCGCCCGAGCCCGCGAGCCCGTTGTCCTTCGGAGGACTCGGAAAGCGGCGGGAGGAACGCCAGGAGACCCGCCAGGCGTCCAAGGAGAAGGAGGGCTTCACCCCGACCCTCTTCGGACGGAAGCCCGACCAGGAGCGCACCGGATGAACGCCTCGCAGATGGCCCAGCAAATCAAGCACGAGCTCGAGCTCGCAACCTGGCCCGAGGCCGGCGGCTCGGTCGTCTTCGGCACCCGCGGCGTCCTCATCGTCACCGACCTACCCGGCGAGAAGGAGCTCCCCCAGGTCACGCCCTTCGCGCTCGTCGTCATGGCCGGCGGCACCAACGACCCCGACGACCCGAACCTCATCGAGCAGACGATCACCGTCCTCGCGGTCTCGGACGTCGCCGGCGACCCCGACGGCGAGGGCGCCCTCCTCGGCGGCGCTCAATCCGTCCTCGGCAAGAGCGCCAACCGCGGCGTCTTCGAGCTCTCCGGTCGCGTCCGCGCGGCCGTCACCAACCTCACCGGTGCCGACGGCGCCAAGCTCCTCCTCCAAGGGACCAGCACCGGCGCGACGGCACCGCTCGGCGCCGGCCGGCATCGCGCGGTCGACGAGTCTAGCTTCCTCGGCTGGGTCACGGCCGCGCCGAGCTACCCGCACCCGGTCAAGGTCACGACCGGCGCCAACTGGACCTACACCGGCGGCACCGCGGCCGCCCGCGGCCATTGCTCCGGCGTCTACAACTTCCTCCACTACGCCGTAGGCTACAAAGCCGGCGGAACGCCGGCCGCGTCCTACCACGACTTCGACGGCATCGCCGGCACCTCCACGACCGAGGCCCTCACGATCACCGCGATCGGCGGCAACACCTACTCCCTCGTCGCCGTCTTCGGTCGGAGCGTCAACCATATCGAGGGCTCGAGCAACCCCGCCCAGCCGGGAACCTTCTACTCGACATGAGCAGCAAGCGCGACGACATGGTCATCACGCCGCGGATCAAGCCCCGATCCGAGACCGGACCCCGTCGTCGAGCTCGCGAGGCGAAGCGCAACGCGAAGGTCAAGGGCCGGCGCGGCAAGCTCCTCAAGAAGCTCCGCAACGCCCAGGTCGCCCGCAAGATGGCCGCCGCCCGCAAGGCTCACCGCTCCGCGGCCGCGGCTCGAGCGGCCAAGGGCGCGGCGAGCGCGGCCGGCAAGAAGGTCGCCTCGCGCTTCCTCGGTCCCGTCGGTGTCGCCTTGCTCGTCATGGACGTCGTCAACTACGCCGGCGGCGTCGTCCGTCGCGCCGAGGGCGGCGTCTCTGGCCGGCTCCTCGACGCCCAGGACAACCACGACAAATGGGCCGGCCTCGACATCGACGCGACGGCCGCCAAGCGGACCCGCGCGGCGATCGGCTCCAACGACCGGCTCATCGGGATCATCGGCCTACAGCACGGCGCCAACGGCCAGATCGCCGAGGCCGGCGCCTGGCTCAAGGAGCGCGAGACCGCGATCGCGGTCGGCTCCGACCTCATCGAGCGCGAGCCCGACTTCGACCATATGGAGACGATCATGGACAAGACGATCGCGGGCTTCATGGACGTCGTCAAGACGTCGGCCGATAGCGGGATCGACGCGGTCAAGGAATACTTCGGCGGGAGCACGGAGGCGGGCAAGTAATGGCCGGAGGCAACGCACGAGTCAGGCTCGCGATTGACACCCGGAAGGCGAAGGGCGACCTCCGCAACGTCGCCAAGGAAGGCGCCAAGACGGCCGGCAAGGTCAACGACTCGCTCGGCGGCGGCTTCGGTCGCTCGGCGATGACCGGCGCGATCGCCGGCGCCGGCTTCGGCCTGGCCCAGCGCGCGGCGTCCCGCGTCGGCGGCTTCATGCCCGACGCGATCTCGGAAGCGACGGTCGGGATCCGAGCTCGCATCGACGACGCCTTCGGAGGACCCGAGGCTCGAGCCGCTCGAGGAGCTCGCGAGGCGACCAAGGCCAGCTACGCCGAGATCATCGGACGGATGAAGGATCCGAAGATGACCGACCAGGCGCGTAGCTTCTTCAACACGGTCAAGGCCGAGCGCATGATAACCGAGCGCGGCAATTCCGCGATCGACAAGGACACCGGCGCGAAGACGATCAAGGACGCCTTCGGCGGCATCGTCGAGGCGATCACCAAGGGCTTCAGCGAGCTCCGCGGCGCGCTACCTACCGGAGGCAAATGAACGTCACCGAGACCGTCGTCCTCGAGGTCGACACGCGCCAGGCCAAGGCCGACCTCAAGCAACTCAACCGCGACAAGAAGCAAGCGCAGAAGCGAGCCTCGAGGCCAGGCCAGCGCGTCGGCCGTATGGCGATGCGCGCCTTCGCCTTCACCGGCGCGAGCGCGGCGGTCGGCAAGTTCAAGGCCGCGCCGCCGACCGAGATGGCCGACCCGATCGCCGAGGCGATGGCGCCGACATGGGCGGCCTTCGCGCAAGAGCGCGACGTCGCCCTCGGCTTCTCGGGCGCCGCCAGGCGAAGCGCCCGCGAGGAGATGCGGACCAACTTCGCCCGCTTCGTCGGAGCCACCGGTGCCGACGTGACCGAGATGACCCAATTCGCGACCGCGGAGAAGATGGCGGCCGACGTCGAGGCCGGCCGCAACATCATCGCCCAGGACCCGCGCTTCACCGGCCCGAAGATGGTCGACGTCGCCAAGCAATTCGCTATCGGCGAGGCCGAGCTCTTCGCGAAGAACCTCCTCGCGATCAACCCCCTCTCGATGATCTCCAAGGCCTTCGACTACGTCGCGCGCCGATTCAAGGAGTAGGATACTCAACATGGCCGTCACCAATCCCTTCGTCATCACCTACGCCGGCCAGGCCGTCGGCGGCGCCTCCGACGGCTACCAACTCCTCGGCCCTTACGTCATCGACCGGAGCTACAGGACGCTCCGCCTGGTCTTCGACGTCATCGTCGTCGCCGCATCCACGACCGCGCTCAAGAGCGCGAGCGAGACCCTCGAGGTCGCCTACCGCAAGCGCGACGAGGACCTCGTCGTCGATATGGGCGGCTCGACCTTCTCCTTCACGGCCGGGACGGACTACTTCAACCCGGTCGCCTCGATCGCCAAGAGCGGCGACCCCGACACCGACCGCGGCTTCTCGAGGGCCTACACCGTCACAATCGAGGCCGAGCTCCCGAGCGACGACGTCGCCGGCGGTCTCCTCGAGATCAAATACGGCGTCAACTTCGAGCCGAGCCGGCAACGTAGCGTCACCGTCGAGGGATCCTACACCGCGACGAGCGGCGCGACGGCCTCGGCCAACTACCTGGCCGGCGCGACGACGACGATCAACTCCTTCCTCACGGCTCTCGACGCCGCGGCGAAGTGGGAGCTCGACGACGAGGACTACGACACCGACCGGCTCGATGCGAATTGCCAATTCTCTCGGCAATACACCGAGCTCCTCGCCGACCAGAGCAGCGGCACGCGCGACGACACCGATATCAAAGATCACCGGATGATCTTTACCGACCTCTCACAACACCCGGCCGACTCCCGCGAAGGGATCCAACGGCTCCGCCGCGTCATCGGATCCTACGATTGCGCGATCGACGTCGAGCAGAGCACCGACCTCTACGCGCTCTTCGACGACAAGGTCAAGGACCACGTCGTCGAGCTCTTCGAGAGCAACTTCTCGCCGACGGTCTTCGCCTTCGAGGACCGCAAGATTAGCTACGACGAGACGACGAAGCGCCTCTCGGCCACGCTCCAATTCCTCTACCAGAAGGGCGACGGCGACAACGTCGTCGAGGTCTCGCAGAGCGTCGCCTACCGCGAGCAACGCAACCTCGACTACACGCCGACGCACGAGCCCGACGAGCTCGCCTACTACGTCGACGTCGGCTGGGCGGTCGTCGAGCGCGTCTGGTCGCGGACGGCGCTCGTCCTCGGTGACGAGCTCCCGCAAAGGCGCATCGGCATCAAGGCCCGCTACAACGAGATCGGCGACTTCGACAGCGTCGGCCGGCTCGTCTTCAACGCCAACGAGAAGGTCAACCAAGACGGCTGGAACGTCGTGACGAACACGAGCCAGGTCTCCGAGCAATGGATCGGCGACCCGACCGACGGCCGCGAGCAACTCAAGCTCACCGCGATCACCGAGACCGTCGTCGAGCGTCTCCACTACAAGCCCGGCGGCGGCACCAGGAGCGCAGGATAGATGGCCGCAGAAGCGAAGAAACCCAAGATCACCTACGCCGGCGTCGAGCTCGCCGCCAACTCGGCGATCGCCTGGCGCTACACGACCGGCACGCGCCCGCACTCCGCGACCTTCTCGGTCCACAAGCGGATATGGGAGCAGAAGCTCGAGAAGCTCCTCGGCAAGGAGGGCGACCTCGTCATCGTCGACAGCCGCGGCAAGACGCACACCGTCCGCAAGCTCACGCTCCTCCACCAGGCGCCGAGCGACGGCCCGAACCGCGTCGCCTTCGTCGTCGCCGACCGTCGGTGGCGATGGCCCTACGTCCTGGTCGCGCGCGACTTCAACGTCCCGCGCAAGACCGGCGACCGCACGGCCGTCCTCAACGTCCCGCAAGTGGGCTTCCTCTCGCGCGACGAGTATGACTTCAAGACCTTTTCCCTCGAAGGCGGCGAGGACGTCTGGACCGCGCGCCTCGCGCTCGAGGACGTGCTCGACCAGGTCACCGACTACAAGGGGCGCGTCGAGTTCTCGAGCTTCCCGATCAACGAGAGCAACTCGAGCGGCGATCGGGAGTTCACGATGCAAAACGTCGTCCTCCGCGATCAAGGCGACGTCGCCGTCTCGCGGCTCCTCGCCAACATCCCAGGCGCGACGCTCTGGGTCGACCCCGAGGGCGTCGTCAAGGTCATCAACGGCGCCGACCTGGCCGCGACAGAGGCCTACTTCAAGAACCTCCCCGGCGCGACCTGGGACGGCGAGAAGGCGATCGTCGTCGAGCGCAAGCATATCCGGCCGTCGAAGGCCATCATCCACTACCAACGCGAGCTCGAGCTCCTCCTCGAATACGAGGACGACTACAGCGGCAACACGCAAACGCAACCGAGCTTCCGCCGGCCCTACATCGAGAACGTCATCCAGACCGTCGACGACAAGACGACGGTCACCGAATACGACCCGATCGCGCGCACGATGGTCGAGAAGAAGGACCTCCCGCCGGGCACCTGGGTCGAGTTCAAGGCCTGGCTCGCGGCGATGGACAAGATCAAGCCCGCCAACTCCTCGGAGCCTTGGACCTTCGAGACCATCAAGAAGCTATGGATCCTCGGCTCGCTCGACGCCGCGCTCGGCGCCGGCGGAGTTCGCGACGTCGACGAAGAGGCCAACGTCTCTATGCGCGTGCAAGCAATCAAGCAGCACTTCCGCCAGAGCTTTCGGATCAACCGGCTCATCACCGACAAGACGCGCGACCTCATGAACGTCCGCGTCGGGATCCTCGATCCGGTGACGGGCATGAGAGCGCCCTCGAGCGTATGGGGACAAGCGTGCATCATCCCGACGCAGAAAGGCAAGTTCACGCCGCGGAAGGCCGACGGTGGCAAGGCCGACGGCCGCTACTACCGCAACGTCGACTACCTGGCCGCGAGCAAGGACTCCAACCGGATCATCAAGACGCCGCCAGGCCCGACGCGCGTCAACATGATCGACCGCGACCTCGGGATCTTCCGGCTCGACTGGATCGTCTCGCCCTACGGCACCGACGAGAGCTTTATCCCGTGCTTGCTCGACGACTCGAGCACCGGCGTCCCCGGTGTCCCGACGCGCGACATGGCCCAGCAAGAGAAGAAGCCGGTCTCGGCCGGCGTCCAAATCTCACAGAAGACCTTGAGTATCTGGCTCTCCGACTCGCTGGAATACAAGATCATGCTCTCCTTCGTCCCCGGAGCTCCCAACTCGAAGCGCGCCTTCCATACGGAGGAGATCACCGGCGCCGACGTCGAGAAGTTCGTCGAGGGCGACTGGCGCATCGGCGAGGGCGTCGGCCCGGTCCTCGAGGTCTTCGTCGAGCCGAGCGAGATGACGGCCCGCTTCGCATGGGAGAAGGACAAGGAGGCGACCGCGACGATCGACAAGCTCCTCGGCCTCGGCGAGAAGGACCCGGTCGAGGCCGGCATCGAGGGCAACGAGCTCGACGGCTTCCAGATCATCAACCGCAACCCGGAGCTCTGGAGCCACTCCCGATCGACGGCCGCGGAATACTACGCCGCCTTCGCCGACTCCTTGCAAGGCCGCGTCGCGACGGTCATGCCGGCGAACGGGATCGACCTGGTCGGCAACATGGCCGGCGTAACCGTGCAAGCCGCGGCCGCACCTTCTGGTAAGGTCTCGGTCATGCACGACTTCCCAGGCGTCCAGAAGCCGATAAGCCGGCTCGCGCTCATGAACAACGCAGCGCGGCAATTGGTCCTCGGGATCGTCCGCTTCCGAGGAGAGACATGAGCCAGGGTTTCACCGACTGGACCGACCTCGGGATCTTCCCCTTGCAAGACGTCGAAGAGGGCGTCCCGACCGGCATGAGGCACGCCCTCGCCGGCGCGCGCGTCGAGGCGATGCCGGATCCTGGCTCCGGCGGTGACATCACGCCGACCTTCGGCCGCGAGAACGAGCTCGGCACGCTCGGCGACGTGCATCCCTGGCTCTTCTGGCAAACCAAGGACCGCGAGAAGCGCGCGTCGGGATCCTGGTCGCAAGCATGGGCCGGCCTGGTCACCACGGCCGCGAAGCCCGACGGCCGCTACGCCGGCACGCCCGCCGAGGTCCAACCGCTCACCAACCGCGACAAGGACGTCGTCAACGACATCCGCTACGCGACCCTCGAGCCGTCTTGGCAGAAGGGCCTACCGATGCGCGTCGCCGGCCAGATGCAAATGGTCATGCCGAGCGTCGACGAGGCGAAGCCCGGCTCGCTCCTCGTCCACGCCGACCCGCGCCTCGTCGCGTCCAACGTCGAAGGGCCTGGTGAGGCCGGCACGCTCGTCGTCGACCTCCAAGGCGAGGGCGAGCTCTGCATGGGCAAGAGCGACACGCCAGGCAAGGGCGGCCGGCACGCGCGTCTACAATCCCTTCTCCGCGTCATCTCCCTCGGCCAGAACGCCGGCGTCGGCGCGGCACCGCTCAACGGTCTCGCGATCAACTACGCCCTCTCCGAGCAAGACAAGATCCTCGGCCTCGGCATGATCTACGCCAAGCTCGAGAGCGGCGGCGGCGGCCCGAAGACCGGCGGGAGGAGCACGCCGCTACCGCCGACGATCCCCGGCCCGATCACCGGCCAGCCGACCGGCAACCAACCGCCGCGCGGCTCGGGCTTCGCCGCCGGCTTCAAGAGCGGCGGGAGCAAGAGCGGCGGCGCCGCCTCCGGTGG